TATCAAGAGATGATGTGATTATTCCTTTGGAAGACAATACGATTGCAGCAGTTATGATTGCTGGATCTTGGGGAGAACCCGGTGCCTTCACACTTGTTGATGGTACAAGCAACTTCCGTCGACTATTTGGTAAACCGATTGATGAACTTCTTCCGATTCGTGAAGCCTTGAAAGGGACTGGTAAAGTCCTTGTCTACAATGGTGTGAACAACACTGGGGTACAGGCTACGAAAACAGAAAATAATATGGTCGTTACAGCTAAATACAAAGGCTTGGCTGGTAACCATATCCATGTTATCTTCAAGAAACAAGTCGAGACTGGCTTTGAAGTGACAACTGTTTTCTTTGGAAAAGAAGTTGATAAACAAATCATCACAGCCTTGCCATTTAAAAATGACTATGTGAATGTAACGGGTACTCTAACAACAGAAGATAAAACAATCTTGCTTGAAGGTGGTACCGATGGAGCTACAACCAATTCAGAAGTTGAAGATTTCTTAAACGCACTCGATACTCAAGACTTCCGTGTCTTGGCTTTGGGTACAGATGAAAGTGCAACGAAAGCACTTGTTACAGCTCACATCAAGAAATGGCGTGACGCTGGTCGTTCAGTTATTGCAGTATTGAATGACTACACGGACGCTGACGACGAAGGTGTTGTATCTGTTGGTAACGGGGTTACATTAAGCGATGGTACCAAACTAAGCGCTAAGGATTGTGTATATTTCGTAGCTGGTAAGTATGCAGGGGCTGGCTTGCAATCCAATACATTCAAGTCTTATCCAGGCGCTATCGACTGTGAGCGTAAGAACGAAGCAGAGGCTGAAAAGCTTATCAATAAAGGTCAGCTTATCTTTGCTTATCGAAATGAAAAAGTTATTATCCTGTCAGATGTGAACTCATTTACTAGCTATACGGCAGAACACAGTCGTATCTTTGGTAAGAATAAACTTGTCCGCACAATGGATAATATCAATACTAATGTCAAGTATGTCTTTGAGAACTACTTCATCGGTAAAGTGCCAAACAACGTGAATGGTCGTGAGTTGTTTAAACAACGAATCATTACAATGGTCCTTG